ATTTAGAAAGAAGATGTGGGATGGAAAGATCAAACTCTTCAACTTCTACAAGAGAGAAATCTATGCAGGACTTTATGACTATGTTGTGCAGTTTGCAAAGGATAGATCATATACGGTTGAGGAGCCAGAAATTCAATCAAAAACTAGAGTCTCTTTTGAACAAATCTCAGACTATGTATCCCAACTATCCCCCTACGCAGCAGGGAAGCCCCTAGAGGCTCATAAACACCAATTAGAGGCTATTACCCACGCCATAAATCAAGATAGATGTCTTTTGCTCTCTCCTACTGCGTCTGGTAAAAGTTTAATTATATATGCACTGTGTAGGTATTATTTAGAAAAAATAAACCCCAAAAAGAAGATATTAATTATAGTTCCAACTATATCTTTAGTGTCACAGATGTATTCTGATTTTATGGAATACTCTTCTAAAACTAAATGGAAAGCCAGAGATTACTGTCATAAAGTTCATGGGGGTCAAGATAAAGAGACTAATAAAAAAATAGTAATTTCAACTTGGCAAAGTCTATACAAACTACCAAACAAATACTTTGAGCAATTTGAAGCCGTATTTGGTGATGAGTGCCATTTATTTAAATCTAAATCCTTGGCAAGCATTATGAGTAAACTAAAAGAGTGTCCATATAGAATTGGTACAACAGGAACTCTAGATGGTTCATTTACTCACAAACTGGTAATAGAGGGATTATTTGGTAGAGTACATAAGGTTATATCTACAAAAGAACTTATGGAGAAAAAAATTCTCTCTAGTTTATCAATTGATTGTATAGTATTGGATCATGATGACATCGATAGAAATATAACTAAAAAAATGATTTATGCTGATGAAATTAATTGGCTAATTTCCTGTAAAAAAAGAAATGATTTTATTTGTAAATTAAGCGGTTCGTTAAAAGGAAACACATTGATATTGTTTCAATTTGTAGAAAAACACGGAAAAATACTTTATGAAACAATTAAAAGTATGTTTCCGGAAAGAAACGTGTACTTTATACACGGCCAAACTGACGTGGAAATGCGAGAATCTGTTAGAAAATTGGTGGAAAAATGCAATAATTGTATTATAATAGCATCATACGGAACCTTTTCAACTGGTGTAAGTATCAGAAGACTAAATAATATTGTATTCTCTTCTCCTTCTAAAAGCAGAATTAGAGTACTGCAGAGTATTGGCAGACAGTTAAGAAAATCTGAACACAAAGAAATTGCCAAACTATATGATATCGCTGATGATTTGAAGTGGAAATCTTACGTGAATCACACACTAAAACATTTTAATGAGAGAATTAAAATTTATGATTCTGAGAAATTTGATTACAAGATTATAAAAATTCCTTTAGGAGATTAAATGGAAAATAATTATAAAATAATCAAGCTCACTTCGGGGGAATCGTTGATCTGCAAGATCAATAGAATAAAACACGAAACCATAGTTATTGAGAGACCTATGGTTTTTAAGTCTATATCATTACCAAATAATTCATTATTTTTTGGTGCAGAGGCTCTGCAACTTAAAAACTGGATGGAATTTTCAGAAGATAAAACTGTTGAAATACCTATTAACCATGTAACTGCTTTGATGAAAGCAGATTCAATGATTTCACATTGTTATGATATGGAAAAAGAAAAAGAAGACACACCCAATGCAAAGTCGCAAGAAATGAAAGATATTCTTTCGCATCTGCAGGATTTATCTTCGCCCCAACAACCAGACAATAAAACTGTTCCAGGGATTCCTCAAAAACTAAACATAAATTTTAATGTTCCGGAAGACATGATACCAGATGTCATGGGTGCTTTAGGAATAAATATAAACAATGAAGATATGATTATTGATGGGGAAAGTTATGAAGATCCCCAATCCCCCCCCAACAATAAAAGTTCAGATTGGGGAAATAATTGGCAAGATTGGCCTGCCGATCCCCATGACTATCTCTGATTAGATTTAGTCTTTGCTGACTGACACAGTCAAGTCTACTTGCTAAAAAAACATTGTCAACAATTTTCTTGCTAAAGAAATTATTTGCTGTATAATCGTGACAACACAAGGAGTATAACATGGGCAGAAAAAAGAAATTAGAACCAGAAAATGTAATAAAAAAAGAAAAAATTAAAAAACAAAAAGAACATTATGTAGATAATAAATTATTCTATAAAGAAATGGTAGACTGGAAAAAAAAATATAAAGAGTCCCAAGAAATGGACGAACCTGCTCCTCCGGTTACAGAATATATTGCAACTTGTTTTTTTCATATAGCAGAAAACTTAGCAAAAAAACCAAACTTTGTAAATTATCCGTTTAAGGATGATATGATTGGTGATGGCATAGAAAATTGTTTAACATATTGTAGCAATTTTAATCCTCGTAAATCTAAAAATCCATTTTCTTATTTTACTCAAATAATATATTATGCTTTCTTGCGTAAAATACAAAAAGAAAAAAAACAAAATTATATTAAATACAAATATTTGGAGTCTCAAGATACTCAGGGGGATTTTACTGAATTCCTTAAATTATTAGGCATTAATGAAGAGGAGGGGGAAATGTATAAGAGAATGTCTGAGGAAAAAAAAGAAAAAACTATAATAAAGAAAAAGAAAAAAAAGAAAAAAGATAGTCTCTTGGAGGATGATGAATGAGCAAAATTGCTTTTATAACCGACACACATTTTGGTGCGCGTAATGATTCGCCATTGTTTGTTGAATATTTTCTGTCCTTTTTAGAAGGACAGTTTTTTCCCTATTTAAAAGCCAATAATATTAAAACTGTTATTCATCTTGGTGATCTAATGGATCGCAGAAAGTATGTAAATTTTTATGTGCTTTCGCAAGTTAAATCTAGATTTATGGATTATCTTCGAAAAAACAATATAGAGTTTCACTGCATAGTCGGCAACCATGATACATTTTTTAAGAACACAAATGATCTAAATTCTATAAATGAATTGTTTGGGGAAAATGGAATTTACATTTATGATAAGCCAACATGTAAAACTATAGAAGGATTTGATTTTGCGATTGTTCCTTGGATAAACAAAGAAAACGAAAAAGAATGTTTAGACTTTATAAAGACAGCAAAGGCAGCAGTCTGTCTGGGGCACTTTGAACTATATGGATATGAGATTATGAGAGGTATACCGCATGAAGATGGTATGGATCCAAATCTTCTTTCTAGGTATGAAATGGTTTTTAGTGGGCACTTTCACGTCAAGCACAGCAAAGATAATGTGCATTATCTCGGTACACCGTATCAGATAACTTTTAATGATCTTGGCCAGAAAAAGGGGTTCTATGTTTTTGATACAGAAACTCGCAATCTGGAATTTGTGGAAAACGAAAGAAAACTATTTTACAGTATTCGCTATAATGATGTTGATTATGATATGTTAACTTTAGATTTTGAACGCTATAGAAATTGTTTTATGCGTGTCATAATAGAGAAAAAAACAAATAAACTAATGTTTGATGAATATATTAATAAATTAAATTCAGTAGAAGTTTCTGAATTAAATATTATAGAATCGTTTGGAGAAACGAGTCAACAACAGGTTGACATTGATACGACTAAGGATACACTAAGCATCATCAACGACGAAATAGATCAGATGGAAGAAGTTCCAAATAAAAATAAATTAAAATCCATCATACACAGTTTATATCTAGAAAGCCTATCACAATGAATATCTTTGCAGTACACAATAATCCAATAATTTCTGCTCAACAGTTGTGTGATAAACATGTAGTTAAAATGATTGTGGAAAGCTGTCAATTACTTTCTACGGCACATAGATTACTTGATGGTTATGAAGACCGAGAAAAAACTAAAAGCGGAAGAACTCGTAAAATTTATAAAATGCATGATCCAGAAATGGAATCAAAACTTTGTAAATTTGTTATGCCAAATCACCCCTGTGCAATTTGGGCAAGAGAGACAACATCAAACTATATTTGGCTTTCTAAACACACTCTGGGTTTGTGTGGTGAATATACAGATAGGTATGGCAAAGTTCATTCTATGGAACCTCTTGCTTTACTTCTAAATGAAAAATTGCCAAGTAATATTCCAGTGGATGAGCTAACTGAATTCGTTCAAGCGATGCCAAAACAATATAAAATGCCTAATCCAATTTTAGGATATCGATATTATTATTGTTATGAAAAATCTAGATTTGCCACTTGGAAAAATTCAAAACATCCAAATTGGTATATTAATCTACACAATATAAAAGATATGGTTTCACAGAGCAATATTGAAGTTGAAATGAATGCCCCATCTTCTATTAAAGATGGATTATAAATAGACATATGAATGACAATATATTTAGAGATTATCAAGAACAAAAAGAAAATGAATCGGCTATTCAGATAATAGAAAACTCCGATAACATATCTATTTTTTGTTCAGAAAAAAATCATGTAAAATTAATTGAAATTTTAGATGATGAATATTTTATTTACGAAGAAACCGATAGTGGATTTTTGGTAAAAGATATTCCATATGACGATTTTATTAAAGTATTGTCGGAATATGAATTTTTAGAAACATTGGATGAGGCTGCTCCGGTAAGAAAACTGGTAGTTCGTGGTGGTAAAAGAAAAGTAATCTTTAAATGTCCACCGGGCCAGAAAAAAATAAAAAGAAGATGTATCAGAAGACCTGCTGCAGAACTAGCAAGAGTCAGGAGAGGTGCAAGAAAAGCAGCAAGAAAAGCAAGAAGCAAAAGAACAAGAGCAAATAGAAGAAGGAAAATTTCTCTAAAAAGAAGAGCATCGTTCGCTAAACGTCGTCATTAATTTATTATGTTAATATTAAAAAAGATACGCTGGAAAAATTTCCTAAGCACAGGAAATACTTTTACAGAAATTATACTGAATAAACGCAAAAGCACACTTATTAGTGGTGCCAACGGATCTGGTAAAACTACATTACTAGATGCTTTGGTTTTTGGATTATTTGGTAAACCATATCGAAACATCAATATTCCTCAACTGGTTAATAGTGTAAACAAAAAAGATTGTATTGTTGAAATAGAGTTTTCTGTTGGGGGAATAGATTACAAAGTTGTTCGGGGTCTTGCTCCAAAAACATTAGAGATATACAAGCAAGGTAAATTAATAGATCAAGATTCTAAAGCAAAAGATTATCAAAAAATGTTTGAAGAAAACATTTTAAAAATGAATTGTAAAGCATTCTGCCAAGTCATCGTTCTTGGTTCTACTAATTATATTCCATTTATGGCACTAACTGCCGGTGAGCGCAGAGAAATAGTAGAAGCACTTTTAGATATCGATGTGTTTTCTATGATGAATTCTCTACTCAAGGGCAAAATTTCTGAAAACAAAGAAGAACTTAAAGAAGTTGGCCATAAACTATCGTTGCTAAAAGAACGAGCAGATGCCCAAACAAATCACATTAAGGTATTGAAGGAAAAGAGTAAAACTTCTATTGAAAAATATCAACAAGAAATAGAACAATCTTTAAAGCAAAATGAAGAATTAAATTCTGAAATTTTATCATTAACTGCTCAAATAAATGATTTAGTTGTGAACATAAAGGATGACGAACCGGAAATTGAAAAACAACTAAGACTGGCAGAGAGAATAGTTGACGATAATGATACAAATATATCAAAAATTGAAAAAGAAATATCTTTTTATCATAATACAGATAAATGCCCAACATGTTCTCAGAATATTAATGCAGAATTGAAGACGCAAAAATTACATACATGTAATCTACAAAAAAATGAACTAAAGGATTATACTGCAAAACAAGTCATGGTTATCGATTCTCTTAAAGAGAAACTACAAACCCTATTTCATATTCAAAGCAAAATCGATTCTATTCAAAATAAAATAAAAGATGTCCAATCAAATATATCTGCAAATAATCAATACATCAAAAAAATGAATAAACAAATAGCAGATTTACATTCAGAGTCGGGGGACATTGAAAGTGAAAATGATAAATTACAAATTATAATGAATGATGGTAAAAAACATTTAGATGATAAAAAAGAATTAGAGGAAAATGCACAATATTACACTATGGCATCTCTTATCATGAAAGATTCTGGTATTAAAAGTAAAATTATAAAATATTATTTACCAATTATGAACAAAATCATAAATCAATATCTAGATCATATGGATTTCTTTGTTCACTTTGAGTTAGATGAATCATTTGTGGAAACTATTAAAAGCAGACACAGAGATATTTTTACATATGCCAGTTTTAGTGAAGGAGAGAAGAGAAAGATAGATCTGGCCCTTTTGTTTGCTTGGAGAGAAATTGCAAAATTAAAGAATTCTTTAAATTGCAATTTGTTAATATTCGATGAGGTCTTAGATGGCAGTTTAGACGACACTGCAACTGATGCATTTTTAAGTATCATAAATTCTAAATTCTTTAAGAAAGATACAAATATATTTGTTATTTCACATAAACCGAAGGACACTTTACAAGACAAATTTAAAGGTCATTTAACTTTTGTGAAGAAAAATAACTTTAGTAGACTTGACATCCCCTAATCGTGCATATATATTGCTTGTATGGCTAAAAGAATTCAAAAAGGCGACAGCGTTGAATCCATCGTTATGGGAGATGAACCTCTGTGGAATACCAATATTCCGCTGACGGATGAATACCTCTCTGCTTATATTATTAAGCACACTAATTGGTGCAACTATCATTGGGATCAAAAGAACTACCGAAAGGCTGTTTTGGAATATCTCAAGAATAAAAAAAATAAAAATCAATTCATTACAATCAGTAAAAAGAACGGCGATAATTTTGCATTTCGAGAAATTGGAAATTATTGCAGAATGCTGTCTCTCGGTTGCCCGTTGACAGAAAAAATTATTTCCTATATTGACTCTAAACTGAAGGACCTTAAGTCAACTTATGATGTGGTAGAACCTGAAGAATCTACTACTGAAAAGGTTGATATTCAGCAGAGGATTAAGGATAAGACAAAAGATCTAATTGATACAATTGAAGAAAAGGTTGACCATTTTGTGCAGGCTCTTTCTGTGGATCGTCCATATTCATTTGATGCTGTTTCTTGGCTTACGGGTATTGGTGTAAAACCGGTGCACACAAAAGAAATTATTAAGTTGTTTACTCCTCGTAAAGAGGAACTGGAAAAGGCTTTAAACGGCGATAAGGAACTTATGGAGGGATATGCGTTCTTGGGTAAGGCTAAGACTCGTAAATATATGGAATTCAATGTAGGTATTATAAACGCTTGTAATACGATTGCAGAAAATAAACGTAAACCAAGGAAGAAGAAAAAAATTTCTCCAGAAAAACTTGTTTCTAAACTAAAGTATATGGTTGAGGATCCGACAACCAAGATTAAATCTATTGATCCCCGAAAGATTATCTCAGCAAATATTTTACTTACGTATAATACCAAAACAAAGAAAGCCTGTCTTTTTAGTTCAAAATCTGGGTTGAGCATCAAAGGCAGTTCTATTATTGGATTTGATGAAACGGATTCTTCCTCAAAGTCTTTGAGGAAAGAAAGTTATATTTTTAACTTGACAAAGCAGCATAAGGATGTATCATCTGTATATAAATCCGTAAAATCTAAGGAGAAGCCTGTAAAAAGTAGAATAAATAATGATGTGCTGCTACTGCAGGCGATTAAACTATGATTCTAATTGATAATTCGCAATTGTTTTTTTCTTCCTATTTTTCGCATGGACACGCGACTGGAGAAGTAAATGACAATCTTGTGCGTCACACACTCTTATCTCAATACGCTCGTATCAACGATAGGTATCGTGCTAGGTTTGGGGATATCGTCATTTGCAATGATGCTGATAACTATTGGAGAAAAGAGATATACTCCGCATACAAACAGCAAAGAAAAGAACAAAAAGAAAAAAATAATTCGATAGATTGGAAACATCTATATGAAACATTTGATCGGGTAAGAGATGAGATTAGGGATAATCTTCCGTATAAATCCATCAGAGTGCCACGCTGTGAGGCCGATGATATCATGTATGTGTTGTGCAAGCATTATTCCCATAAGGAGAACATGCTTGTTGTTTCGTCGGATAAAGATATGATTCAGTTAATGAAATTTAATGGCGTTTCAATCTATTCACCAAAAACTGATAGTATTATAAAATCAATTTCAAATCTTGATGAATTGCTATTTGCACACGTTCTGAGAGGCGATTCATCAGACAATATTCCTAACGTATTAACAAATACCGAAGATTTTGTTGAGAAAAAGATTCGTCAAAAACCAATGACTGCTAAAAGGATTGTTGAATTTACTAATAATCCTTCCCTTATTAATGAAGATAATCTAAAAAGAAACAGATGTCTTATAGATCTCTCCTATATACCAGAGGAGCAAGAAAACAATATTCTTGAGGGGTATAAAAAAACTATACCCGCAGATCGAAAGAATATTTTTAATTATCTTGTTTCTAAAAAAATGAAACTTCTTTTAGAAAGTGTGGAGAGTTTTTAAGATGAAATATATTACCAGATTATATTCAGAAGTATTAAATGAAGTTCGTCAAGCAAAAACAGAAGAAGAAAAACTTCAACTTCTAATTGAAAATAAATCAGAAGTGCTGATTGATATTTTTAAATATGGTTTTGGTAATTTAGATAGTCCATATAGAAATGGAGTTCCGCAGTATACTCCAGATGATTCTCCATATGGTTATTCGTATTCAACTCTTCAAAAAGAGTTTCATAGGCTTTCTTACTTTTTTAATACAAAATTTTTAATAAGTAACGAGAAACTACGAGACCAAAAATTAAAAAATATTTTAGAAATGTTGCATTTTTCGGAAGCAGCACTTCTTGAAAATATTTTTACTAAAAAGTTAGATAATTATGTTTCTAAAGAACTGGTAATAAAAGCATATCCCGAATTGGAGAAGGAATTAGTATGAGTGAAGAACAAAATAGTGATTTTGATTCATTAATACAAGAATTAAAATCTATGGACATTAATGTTGTTAAGAGGGCATTGCACATTGCAAAAAATATATCAAAACCCCCTCCAATAACGAATCAAGGACTTCTTAACAAAGTTGGTAGTTTTGCAACGGCATATGCATCTAGGGGGCTATCCAATAACAAAGCAGCAGAGTCTGTAAAATCACTCAGAGTTTTAAGTTGTCATGGTGGTGCAGGGTTAGAGCCATGCCCCTATAGACAAAATAGTGAAAAATTTTCTGAATCTTATTTTTGTGGTGGTTGTGGGTGTGGCGATAAATCTAGTACACAACTAATTAATGTTAAAAACGATAAGGGAGAGGAACAATATTCTAAGTTGGATTTCCCGAAAGTTGTTTGCCCATTACACATGCCAGGATTTAGTAATTATGTAGAGAGTTCACAAGAAGAAACAAAAAATTCTAGAAAAGTTGTAATAGAAACTTCGTATGGTGTAGAATATATTAAAAATAATTCAAATTTAAATAATGGAGAAGTGAAAGTAAATGAAAACAACAACCAAGATCAGCAAAACCACTCTTGATATTTTAAAGAATTTTTCAAATATCAATGAAAAAATTTATATTGAGCCCGGTAATAAACTTTATACATTAAGTCCAGCAACCAATATTATTGCTGAGGCATATGTTGAAGAACAATTTGATGGTAAAATTTGTATTTATGAATTGAATAAGTTTTTAGGTGTAATATCCTTATTTGATTCTCCTGAGTTTGAATTCGATGAAAAATCTGTAACAATTCATGGTTCAAACTCGTCAAAGGTAAGGTTTTTCTTTTGCGATGAAGAAGTTATTCTAAAATATGTTAAGAATCATGGAAAACTGCCAAAACAACAAAAGAATATGTATTCATTTGATATCACGCAAAAACAAATTGATGAAATATCCAGAGCATCTAGTGTTTTGGGTCTAAAAACTATTAAAATTTCTAGAGCAGAAACTGGTGTAGATTTTTCATTATTTGATAAAGATAACACAACCGCAAACGAATACAGTATAAACATACGAGATGCTGAGGTAGACGATGATGCTGAAGATGCATATATGAGAATAAGTCTTCTTGGTATATTACCGGGCAACTATCGCGTAGATGTTGATGATGGTAAATTAACTAAGTGGACAAATAAAAATATTGATTTAAAATATTTTATTGCTAAAGATATTTTAGAGGATTGATATGAAAATTAAAGATTCATTTCTTTGGGTTGAAAAATATCGACCACAAAGAATAGAAGATTGTATTCTGCCACCTTCTTTAAACAAGACGTTTACGGAAATGGTTAATTCTGGAGAACTTCAGAATTTATTATTATCAGGTGGTCCTGGTTGTGGAAAAACAACTGTAGCAAAAGCAATCTGCGATGAACTGGACATGGATTGGATTCTTATAAACTGTTCAGAAGATGGTAATATTGATACGTTAAGAACCAAAATTAGAGATTTTGCTAGTACCATGACTTTAACCGGTGGCAAGAAAGCTGTTATTCTTGACGAATTTGATTATTCAAATCCATCAAGCATGCAACCTGCGTTGCGTGGGTTTATTGAGGAATTTGCAAATAACTGTCGTTTTATAATGACATGTAATTTTAAAAATAGAATCATAGATCCATTAAAATCTAGATGCACAAATATCGATTTTAAACTGAGTAAAGAAGATAAAAATTATATTAGTGGAAAGTTTTTAAATAGATTAAAATTTATTCTTGATAATGAATCCATTAAATATGACGAAAAGGTTTTGGTTAAACTTATTGTAAAATATGGAACTGATTTTAGACGCATAATTAATGAACTACAGCGTTATTCTGTATCTGGAGAAATTGATTCTGGAATATTACTAGAAGTTGGTGATGTAAATATTCAAAAGCTCTTCGAAAGCATGAAAAATAAAAATTTTACAGAAATAAGAAAATGGGCTTTTGATAATTTAGATAATGATTCGACAATGATTTATCACAAAATATATGAATCTTGTGCCAATTATTTTGCTTCAACTAGTATCCCACAAGCAATATTAATAATTGCAGATTACCAGTACAAAGCAGCATTTGTTGCAGATCAAGAAGTAAACTTAACTGCATGCATGGTTCAACTCATGTTGGAATGTGAGTTTAAATGAATTTTGATAAAAAAACAGATCTATTCTTTGTTGTAAATAACATCACAAACGGCAAAGATAATTTGTTTTCTGATGGATTGCAAGAATCTGTCTATAAACCATACTTGATAAACAAAGCACTGTCTTACTATCCAGACACCATAATGCACGCAAATGAAATGAATAGATATTTTAATGCACCAAGAAAATATCAATATGAATATCTATTTCGATCAATTAGAAAGCGAAAGCGATTTTCAAAATGGAATAAAAAAATTGAAAATCCAGATATAGGAATGCTCATGGAGTATTATGGAGTATCTACGAATAGGGCTGAAGAGTACTTAAATATATTGACAAAAGAACAAATACAAAAAATACGAATTAAGACGAATAAAGGGGGTCTAGACTGATATTTTTATAAATATAAATGTTATAATTATACATTTATATGGAAAAATATCATGGAACAAAATAATTCGTTGGTTGATTCGTTATTAGAAATAAAACTTTCAAAAGAAGATGATTTTTTAAAAGTAAAAGAAACCCTCACCCGTATAGGTGTATCTTCTAAAAAAGAAAAAAAATTATATCAGTCTTGTCACATTTTACACAAAAAGGGCAAATATTACATAGTTCATTTTAAAGAACTTTTTTTATTAGACGGACTAGAATCCGATATTACGGAAACCGATATTGGACGAAGAAATACTATATCTAAATTATTAGAAGAATGGGGTCTTCTTACAGTAGTGGATAAAGATAAGTTAAATGCTATACTTACACCACTAAATCAAATAAAAATTATACCCCATAAAGAAAAATCAGACTGGCAGTTGGTTCCTAAATATCATATAGGGAAAAAATTCTAATGGCAACAGGAACTTACGACATAACAGCAGAGTCTAATTCTGATTTTAAACTAGAAATACAGTATACAGATTACAATGATTTACCTATAAATTTAACAGGTAAACATATTATTTTTTCACTAAAAAGGACATCACTTAATCTTCAAGATGATGTTTTTGCCATTTATAGCAATGTTGCCGATCAAATCGAAGGAACATTAGAATATCCAAACTCAGATAATTCATATGGATCTATACAAATTACACATATTACAGGCGAAATTATTATAAATATTGATAAAGAGGTTATGCAATTATTGGAACCTGGTCAATATTTTTATTCAATTCGTTTAAATAGTTCCAATTTTTCTGAAAATATTCTAAAGGGAAGATTTGATTTACAGGCGTTCTAATGGCAAATAAAATAAAAATAAAAAATAATTCAGAAAATAAAATATTTGTTATAAGAGATCTACCCAAAAAAATTAAAATTAAAAGGGGGAGACAATTAGTTATAATTGTCTTAACTAACTAATGGCATTATACAGAAGACGCGGAAATGTTGTATATTACGGAAGAAATGCCGCCGTTACTAATTTATTAGCGGGCCCACAAGGGCAACGTGGTCCACAGGGCACAGGGGTCAATAGAGCGGATGTTAATACAAATGGCGAATTAGTATTAGGTCTTACTGATAATACAGAAATTAATGCAGGATCTATTGTTCCAGCAAGCGAAGTGTGGACTAAAGATGATGTAATACCAACAAGCATAGGTGGTATTGCTGCAGGAACAGTCGGGCAGACTTTAGATGGTTTGACTCCTATGCAAATATTAGAAAAATTGTTATATCCATATCAAGCACTTTCTGTGTCGTCATTCAGTGTTGGATTGCCGATTTCTACCACAGTTGAAGTTGGAACAATTAGTGCTGCTGGAATCTATTCAACTTCTTGGGCATTTAATAATGCATCAAATCTAACAGCAAATAGTATATCAATTAAACAAGGAACCACTGATCTGGCTACAGGATTAAATGTAAGTCCATTTTCAATAACACATCCACAGTACCAATATACAACTCCAACTCAATTGCCATTTACAATTAGTGCAGGCCAAAAAGAGGGAGCAAATGTAACCTCTACTGTTAATTATAGCTGGAAATATAAAACTTATTGTTTTAAAAGTTCTCTGACTAGTTTGGGCAATGGGTTTAATCCAACAACAGACGCAACAGTATCTGGATTATCTTCTGCCTTTACCTCTGGGTTGTTTTCTTTTGCAAATACTAATTTTAGTACTTCTTCAACAGAGGAACAATATTTGTATATATTATTACCATATTTAAATTTTACAAATTCATATAATTCTTTCACTTTGGGGGGATTTCCTTGGGATAAACAATCCCTATCCTCCGCAATAAATATTACAATAAATGGTATAACTGCTTCCTATAAATATTATAGATCAACTAATAAAACACAATCGACACCAACAATAATTGCCTCTATTTGATGATTTAAGGAAAATGTATGGGAATACCTTTAAGTGGAAAAATAGAACCGTTAGACCCCAACAACGACGATTATCCCGTAACTGATCCAAAATATGGACTTGGTGGGCTTAGAACTGTAGCCAATTTACAAGAAAAATATAACATTCCATATGCAAGAAGAGAATTGGGAATGTTAGTTTTTGTACAAGATCAAAATGCATATTATAAATTAAAAAATATTGGGTATGATGCGACAGCAACAATAGGCGCGGATTGGGAACTTTTACAAATAAGTGGGCAACTTGGAGACATTGATGCGGGAAATTATTAAATTATAAATATATTTAATAACGCAAATTAGGAGTAAATAATGGCTTCACCAAAAATTAGAATAAAAAGAGGATCAGGAGCACCAACATCAGCAGCAATACCATCTTCTGGCGAAATGGCATTGGATACTGCTAATAAATCATTATTTATTACTGTAGCAGATGGAACGACACCAACTTGGATCGGTGCTCAAATCGAAACTTCTCCTGCAGATTGGACTTCTTCTACAAAATTAGCAACACAAAGTGCAATTAATACGACATTTTTACCAAAAACTGGTGGGCAACTTGCTGGAAATATTACTACAGTAAATGGTTCAATAACTACCATAGAAATTCCTAAATTAAAAATTAAACAAAGAAACGGCACTGCTGGTACCGGTGTGACTTTACAGGGTCCAGCAAATGTTGCAACAGATTACACATTAACACTACCTAGTGCCGATGGAGCCAATAATCAGTTTTTAAAAACTGATGGTAGTGGAAATCTCTCTTGGGCATCATCACTGTCTGGTATAACTCTTACTGAATTAACACCAACTGACACTGGTGATTATGGTTTACTAATGTCAAATGCTTCAAACGGTGCTTCGGTCAGTTCTGTTAACTACGATTTTGCAGGTGATGTACAGGGGTTGGCACCAAGTGCACCAAAAAACGGTCCAATAAAATATAATAAAAGTAGTGGAACATTAACAGTTAATGGAAACATGATTGTAAATGGTCAAGCGGCAAATCTAGTAATGACACCAGCCGCCGCAGGAGGAGTAAGTAATAATGCAACATCTTTTACGTTATCGACTGTAAGTGGATTATCTCTTGGTCAACAAGTATATGTCAATGAAAATTTTTCACCACCGTCTACAGGTGGTCCTTGGGTTATTGAGTTTCCAAACGAATCAACAATTACTAACATCGATACAGGATCAAAAGTAATAACGGTATCTACTCCAATAACAATAACGGCAAATGGAGTTAATTCTTCATTAACTAGTGGTCAAGTAACAAATTTATTAAAATTTGCAACAGGAACAGTTGTTCTTGGTGTTGATCCAGGTAATGGTAATAATTCAGTTAGATTATTTAATACTGATGTTGATGCATTAAATATAGGTGGCTCAGCTAGTACTGTTTCGATTGGTGCAACTTCTGGCTTATTAAGTATTCCTAGTTCAGTGACTCTTGCTAATGGAGCAAGTAACATCGCCAGTTTAGATTTTAATTCATCAACTACAACTGCAAACTTAGCAAACACAGTACCAGCAACAACTTTAAACATTGGCGGCGCTGCAACCACAACCAACTTAGGTAAAACCGGAGGAGCAACAACAACAATAAGAAGCAACACAATAAATATTGCAAACGATACAGGATCTTCTGCAAAAACTATAAACATAGGAACCGGTGGTAGTGGTGATGCTACTGTAACAATAGGTAGATCTAGTGGCTCCACACAAACGCATACAATTTATGGAAAAATTTCAAATAGTGGATTTGGAACTCTAGGTTCTAGTGATGGTGGAGTACTTGTAACAAAATCTTATGTTGACTCTGTTGCTGCGGCTGGGTTGACCAGTAAAGGTGCGGTGAGAGTTGCTACAACAACATCTGGAACATTGAGTTCAAGTTTTGCAAACGGCAGTACTGTTGATGGTGTGACTTTAGCGACAAATGATAGAATTTTAATCAAAGATCAAACTACTAAATCTGAAAATGGTATTTATACAGTAAATGCTAGCGGAACACCAACAAGAGCAACTGATGCGGATGAAGCAGTAGAACTTGCAAAAGGAACTTATGTATTTGTTACTGCGGGAACGGCAAATGCAGGTAAAGGGTTTATTTTAAGAACTGGAGTGGTTACTCTAGGCACAGATTCATTAGATTGGGATCAATTTACAACAACTACAAATTATACATTCAGTAATGGTTTAACAAATACTTCAGGAACAATAACAGTAAATCCAGCAACAAATGGTGGATTAAGTGTTACTGGTAGTGGCGTTTCGGTTGCATCAACGTTTGCAGGATCGGGTTTAACTTTATCATCCGGTGTTTTGACAGTTGATGGTATAACTGAAGTTGTTTATGCAACAACCGGCCCATTTAACGCAGGCTACAGCAACGGAACATCCGGTGATGGTGCAACTCTAACAAATGGCGGCACACAAGCAGCATTTTCTATAGATGGTGCCTCGCCAGCACAACATACAAGAATTCTTGTAAAAAATCAAACAAACACTGCACAGAATGGAATTTATACTCTAACTACAGTAGGAAGTGGTAGTGCGAATTGGGTATTAACTAGAGCAGCAGATTTTAATGTTGCAGCAGAATTACAACAGTTAAATACGGTTTTAGTTACTTCAGGAGCAGCAAATGGAGGAAAAACATTTAATTTATTAACCAAGGGAACAATAACAGTTGGCACAACTGGATTAAATTTTACAGATTCTAGTACTGAAGTTATGTCTACAGATAGTAGATATTTTATTGTTGGTGCAAATAGAGAAAGAACGAATTTAGGCACAAACAACAATATTACTTCAAAATCTGTTGCAATAATTGCAGGATATTCTGCTCCTACAGGCAATAGTTTATCTGCAGAGGGCACTATAACTTTTAGCACTTCTTCTTCAAAACTAAGTTCAGATATAATTCCAGGAATGAAAATAACTTTCTTGGGAACTATATATCCTGCTAATCTTGTTGTCGAGACTGTAAATTATAATGCTGGAACATTTGTTGCAAGAAATAGAGGAACTTCTGCTATTACTAGTATACCCGGCACACCTGGCACCGTAATTAATCAAAATATTATTTTTGATGGTGCATCAGGCGCGAGCACAAGTGCAGATCAAAATTATGATAATATAGGTCATAGAGGTATGATGATTTTTGACAAATCGGATATGACAAGTTGGTCCGCTTTAGGTTATAATACAGGACCAAGTGGATCATATACTGATGGATATTGGAGTATAGTTAGATCTGAAACTGATGGGTTAGGTAACCGCGAATACCCAATAGTTACAACTAATACAGCACAAACATTATTAAGTAAAACATTAACATCTCCAATAGTAAACACTCCTTCGATATATAATCCTTCAATATTAAATTTTACTTTAAGAACTGCGCAAAATACAAGTAGCACAGGAGGGAACGCCTCTACTGCTAACTTAACTAAAAATTTTAATGATACTATAACAATATCCGAAGAAGAAACCAACACGGGGTTATCAGAAATTAGTGCTGGAGTCATAAAGTTTACTTCTCCAGCATTAAGGGTTGTTGATGGTACTTTTGATAATACTGTCACAGGTTTGCAGATATTTGATGATAATCATAATTTAGTAAATGGTGCATTAGTACAAGCAATTACAACCGGTTCTGTTCAGTTTACAAATAATGCTTATTATTATGTTAGAACACTTAGCCCCAGCACAATACAATTATATGATACATATGCAAATTCAATAAATACCGCTTCTACTAGTGGAGTTATTAATCATACCAGCATCACCACAAACGCTTCGAATACATTAAGATTTAAAGTATTTTCAAATATAATTACTTTGGGTAAAAGTTTTAGAGCTTTGACCGATACATCTGGTATTGTAAGCGGTTCTTTTGTAAAATTAGCAATGCCTAATCCAACGTCTATTGGTTTTAATACTGATTATGATGTAGTTTTGGGTGACTTAAATGAAGTTTCTATCACAAAAACTACAGATATAATTTATGCAGCCGCTTCGTCATCATCAACATTAAAATGGACAGATCAATCTAATGGTGCTAATAACTTAACATTAAGTGGATTGACAGGCAGTCTATTACTTTATACTGATGGTAATGTTTCAACAAAACAAATTAATTATAAATTATATACTGGTACTACTTCTATAACAGCAAATCATATACAGAGTGTTGCAATAAGTGGTACTACAATGACAATTACATTAGTTTCTGGACAAGGAGATTTAACTAATGTTTTACGAGCTAATAACTATATTACGTTAGCAAATTGTACAGGATTTTCAAACCCCACAGACAATAAATTAGTAAATTATATACATTATATAACAGCCACAGCATATAACGGCACAAATACAACTATAACATGTTCTTTGAGAAGAAGTGCATCTGGAGCAGCGACAATTACGACTGGTTTGCCTGTCGCAATTTATAATTATGAAGTAAAATTTGGCATGTCTAAGAGAACAGACTTTCCAATTGGAAGTAAAGTAGCTTTTGCCAAAGGAACGAGTACAAGTCCATCTTTAAATGTTCAAAAATTAACTGGGGAATATTCTACTACTAATGAAGGCGAAGGAAGTTCATATGAAGCAGTATTGGCTACAAGATTTGATCTAAGTACCACTTCTGTTTTATGTTTTAGACTTCCATATATATTATGCTTGAGTTCTTCACCTACAGTTCCATATACCTCTGGCTCTGGCCTTGAAGGGGAAGGTCTCAATTCAACAAACCCTGCAAACTCTAATTATATTAAAATTACAATTACACAACCAAATACAGACTACAACACGCCCTACAATGGGAGAAGAATTCTTCTAAATACACTAATTGATTGCGGAACTTATTGATTCTTGACTATATAATATAAAGGAGATTTATTATGAGTGAATTAAAAAATTATAACGAGTCTGTGATTATACCTTTTCTTCAAAGAAAAGTTCAAGAAATTACAAATCAAAATTTAGTATTGGAAGTTAATATTTTAGTTGAAAGACAAAAAAAAGCAGAAATAGAAACAGAATTAAGCAATGTCAAGAAAGAATTAGAAGAATTAAAAACACAATTAATAGAATCTGGTTTTGCTGAAGAAGTTAAAGAAGAAACACCAGAACCAACTAAAAAAAAGAAAAAAATAAAATTAGAAACCGAAGTATTAGACGCTAGCACATATTGAAAGGTATAATTTTTTTATTATGCCTACGCCAGTAATAAAAATAAAAAGAAATATTGCAGGAAACGCCCCTACATCGTTGGGGTATGGTGAATTGGCTGCAGATATTGTTAATCAAAAATTATATATCGGAGACAGTTCTAGTAATCCAATTTTAATTGGAGATGGTGCATTTGCTGGCGGTGGAATCGCACAATTAGCATTTCGTGTACAACAAGCAAACGGCGCAAGTAACGTTTTTCAAATAACCCCTACAGAATATCAAAGTGATCAGGTATTAGATTTTTACTTAGATATTAAATCACAAACTTCTAATTATTTTTTTGCAGCACCGATTGCATCTAACGGGTATCCTTCTTTTAGAAGAATAATGCCAGCAGATTTTGCATCAGGATCTGCAAATGGAAAATATTTAACATCAGATGGTACAACTTTTACTTGGAGTACCCCAGCAACTGGTACAGGAGGAAATCCTTCTGGTGCAAATGGTCAAATACAGCTTGTGGTGAAAGATGGTGGAGTATTTGATTCATTAACAAATTTTCAAATATTAACAAATTCTTCTGAATTTTCAAAGAGCAATATAATAACAGTTCCAACGCAAAATGCAACATATAGTAAAATTAATTTTCCATTTAATAATATATTTTCAGAAAATGATATCGTGGGAATATCCATTGGTGGTGGAGCAACTACTAATTATGTAATTAGAAATATAACTAATACCTCTTTTAAAACTTATGCATTACCAACATCTTCCGGATCATCTATAGGTTCATTACAAACATTTAGTAGCTCAAATATTTCGCCTATACAATTATTCCCATCTAGCAATTCCTCTACTCCTGTATTTTTTACGGGATCACTTTCTACTACCAAAGACAGTGATAACCCATCAACAATAACAGTCGCCTCTGGTATTATCAGCAATTTTAGAGTAGGTATGCAAATAACCAGTGGTGTTAGACCAGTTATTATCAGAGGTATAATTGTTGATACAACTCAAACTGGTTCACAAACTTATTCCTTTGCAGAAACTTTATCCACAACCACTTACCCTGTAGGATGTTACGTAGATGTTCTGCGGAGCGGACGTTCTCTAGATAGTAATTCTAATGCCTCTACTTACGCATATTCTGGATTACTTAATACGGATAATGCTTATATTAGTGCCCGAGCAAATACAAGTATAACATTAAATACGTATATTACGGGAACATTTAATACCGATGATACTAGTGCAAGCAATCCGACAAAAAAAACAGACACAACTATAGTTGTAGATTTAGTGGTTTATCCAAGAGGATCAATAAGGCCAAATACTTTTATTACACATATTGACGCATCAACGAACACCTTAACATTGAATCAACCACAGTTTCGAGGAGGTAACACTGGTACTACTAGTGTCACTATAACAGGATACGCAGCACACCCAGAAAGAAGGGTTTTTTCCTTTGGAACCCCATTATACAATACATCCTCTGAAATTTTGACTAACGAAAGTATATCATTAGTTAAGCAATTAAATGATGCTGGTAGAAATTTAGAACAAAAAATTCTTTTTAAATCGCCTGAAGCATATACTATTGCTGTTACTAGTTGGTCAACCGCAACAGCAACATTGTCAACTAAAAATAATTTATTAGAGATGTCTGTTGGGGATATTGTTTTGTATGGAACTTCTAGTAGTGGAACTACCCATAACACACCCAGTGCACTAACCTTTATTAGTGAAATAGATTACAATTTAGGAAGAATAACATTAAATGCTGTAAATGGTTTACCCAGCTCAACTACTCAATTAACAATAAGATCTTGCAAACATGTTAAGAGTGTGATAGAGCATAGGGCGTTTCCTTTTGATAACTACAACTCAACATATAGATTTACTAGTTCAAATATTACTAAGTATGCACACGGACTAAACACCAATCAAGGTTATTTGGATTATGCTACGAGTAATAATTCGTATGAAAGAAATATTTGGGACGGACAAAAAGGAAGTGGAAACAATTTAGGTTCAATTAATGATATGGGATTGTATATTTGTAGTGATACAAGTATAAAAATAGGAATGTCCTCACTCGCTAGGGGGGCAAATACAGATAATAAATCTATAAAAGAACCAGTTGATACACTTACATCACACATAACAATAGAACCAACACGAGTAAGTTCAAATGAGGTTTATAATGGAATTTATGTAAAAAATCTCACTGTAACAAATAAAAATGATTTTGATAATTCAAATTATCTTTATTTACTAGGTTGTAGATCTTCTACACCAAGAAAAAATGATGGTTATAATTATTTAACTTGGTATAGAATAGCCACAACTAGTATTTCTACTCTTGTTGGAGGGGCGGGAACAACAATAAATCCAAAAGAAAATATTGGAGAATTTGGTATTGAACCTCAATTAGAAATTTCTTTAGCAGACGAAGTCCCAATAAATACATCCTTGACAGTTCCTCTAATCAAAGGAACTGCTGGTGGAGATTTAAATATTACAACAAGTAATCCGGATACTGATATAATTTTAGCAATACCACCAAACAATACAGACATAGTTCTTTCTACCGGAAGCATATATATTACATCAGGGCTTGATGGTGGTGATATTTATGTACAATCAGCAGAAGATGTATATCTAACTTCACAAAATGTAAGAGTTTCTGGTAATTTAATTGTAGATGGCTATATTCAATCAGCAACAGGCTTTCAGGGTGACAATACTGACGCAGAAGAGCCAATTACTGGTCTTGTCATGGATGGGGGCACTTTCTGATATTATAAATACAGTAAACAGGAGTAACAACTATGGCAACAATTAAA